TGCGGTAAACGCTGTGCCGGTATAACTGTTTGCCGTGTTTAACGCATTGGCTGTTGTAGCCGTTGTAGCCGAAGTCGCAGACGTAGCCGTCGCGGCATTGCCGCTGATCGAGATACCCCAAGTGCCCGAAGCGCCGGTGCCTGTTAAAGTGGGGGCGTAGGAATTGTAGTTACTAGCGGCAAGAACTTGGCTGCCGTTTAGAGTGATGTTGCTAGAAGCGTTAAACGTGCCGCCGTCAGTAAACTTAAACCGTTCAGTAGGCGTACCCGATACGTTGGTCATAAACCGGTAGACCCAACCGGTGTTATCGCCAAACTGCAAATAATAGGTGTTTGGGCTTGTGGCGTTGCCAACAGTGTAGTTGCCCGATATGTTGCCGCCGGTCAAATTGGCCGCATTAGTGGCCGACGTAGCAGTGGTGGCGCTTGTAGCTGTCGTAGCGGTTGTGGCTGATCCAACAGACAACGTAGATTGAGCAACATACTGCGGGCCAGTAGCCCCTGCCGTAAGAACGTAATTGGTTGTCCCAAGCGCTAGTTTGGATAGCGTCGTAGTACCCGAGGCATACAGCAGATCCCCGGTTGTGTAGCTGGTTAAGTTAGTACCACCAGAACTGACCGGGACGGTATTGAGCGAAATGACGGTGCCCGATACGTTGATCGGGGACGTTCCCGTGTAAACCTGCGAACTGCTGAACTCGGCAAAAGTGATTGCCGTTGAACCAAAAGTGATGGTTCCGGTTGTCGTGACAACGTAGGAAGTGCCTTTGTTAACCGTCCCGTTCTGGACAAAGAAGTAGTCGTTAAGGCTGATCTGGCCGGTTCCACTTCCGTAGGTGTCCGCATCCGTTGCGCGGGTCAGTACCGTGCCGCCCGTTGCCCAAGTGTAGATGCCGTTGTGGGCTTGATTGGCTTCGTCTTTTACTAGAATCCGATTGGTGTTGAGCAGCGTGTACCCATCAAGAACCGTCAAGGCAACAGAGAAAGTAAGCGTAGCGCCAACGCCAACACCAGCCCCTCCGGGCTGATTGTATGTAACCGTCCCGCCTGTAATCGACGCAAGAGTCGCCGCCGTCGCTGCTTGAACCGGTTGGTGGTATATCAAACCCGCAGATATCAAACCATCCACATACTGCTTAGTGGTCAACTGCAACGCTAAAGTCGGATCTGCGGTTACCGTAACCGAACTTAACCCAGCCAAAGCAGAGGCGGTTGAACCTAAAGAAACGGCAGTGGAGCCGATTGTAAGTGAGCTATTTACTAACGCAGCATTTGACACTTGGCCCCACGAAGGAACCGCGCCGGTATTGCCTAAAAGAACTTGATTTGTAGTTCCCGCTGCGGTCGCATCAACAACCGCTGACCCGCTGTAGTAAAGAACGCCATTCGTAGCAGCGCCGCCACCGCTAGCCTGAACCAGAGTCCGGGCGGCTGATTGCGTGACGAATACGTCTTTTGCACCCGCTGAAAAAGGTACTAATGAGCCGCCATTGCTTGATGCAAAAACGGTCGTGCGCGATAGATTGGCGCTGGTAGAGTCAAGGGTGCCAAGCCCGACTTCCCATTCAGTCGCACCGGCAATAGTGTAGTAAGTGGTATTGCTGTTCCCAATACCAGACGCAAAGGTGCGGAACCCCGATACTGCGCCACCTAAAGCTACTGCCCCTGTGCCGGTAGTGGAGGTAGTTTCCTTTACCCTATCAGCAACAACAAAGGCCATAGTTAACTCGACGTTAAGTTAAATGTGTAGGTTACGTTGAGCGTGTCACCGGCAACAACTATTCGATTGCCGCCAGTGAAGTTTGATTCTGAAAACAGCGTTCCGGTAGTGCCGCCCTTTGAACTGCTGCCCGTTCCGCCGACTAGGAAAGCTCCAGCAACCGTCCCGCCAGAAGAACTAATAATAAACGACACGGCTGTCGCGTTCGTAACTACAGAAGGAGTAGCAGCAGTTGCTGCCGTAAACGTAGGCGCGCCGCGAGTTGCGGGGGTGCTGTAGTTTTGAAACTCGGTCCAACCGCCGTGGCTACTTATTAAATCACCAGCAACGTATGTAGGCGTGGTCGCCCCGTCAATCAAACCAATGTACCAAGTAGTAATTGGCGTCGTGCTGGTAAGCCCCGCACCGGCCATGTATTGAAGCCCGGAGCTTACGATTTTGTTGGGGTTGTGTTCTTCCCACTTCAGGTTTCCGTCTTTGTCATAGCAAAGAACGTCAAACCGGCCAGATGCAAAAGCGTTTTCCATGACTACCCCAGACGAATGATTGCGGACGTATTAGTAGCCGCCGGGAATTGAACAGTGAATGTAGCGCCAGAAGTCTTGTCGTTGCCAAAGTCCAGCACGCAAACTGCTGGGTTAGTGGTTCCGTTGTACTTGTAGATTAGCGCTCCGCGAGCCGTAATGGCTCCGGTCCAAGCCGCGTTAGTAAATGACAAGTAAGCAATATTGCCTGTTGCCCCCGTCGTAGGGACTTGGCTGATCACTAGAATCTGACCTCCGGCTGTGTACCCGGCATCAGTCACTTCCCCGGTGGTCGTGTAGGCAGTAGTCGATGCATTCAAAGTGGCGGAATTCGTGTACAAAGCGATCTTGTACACATCCGTTGTACCAGTATTGAAGTTGAACGTACCGCTAGGTAGCCCAGTCAGAAACGTGTTGGTGGTGAAGTTGCCTGTAAATGCCATCAAGTCACCGGCTGTCTATATTGACCCGAGCGGTATGCATCCTGACGCTCAAGGCCATCACCCAGACGCTTGGCAAGAGCAAGAGCATCCTTGTACTTGGAGTCGTACAAGGCAACCATGTCTTGCTCACCTTTCATGTAAGTATAAGCTTCAACCAAAGACCCGTATAGCAATACGGTGTCAAAGTTATCACCCAACCAAGTCTGCCCTGAAGTGTTTCCTACAGAAGTAACACTTGCCGAAAAGGTTGTCCCGGATGTTTGAGGGATGGCATCTACATATACTGTATCGCTTACTACATAGCCATAACCGCCTTGGGTTACTTCTATGGAAGTAACGATTCCACCGCTGACAACTACTGTTGCCTGCGCCCCATAACCCGTACCGCCAATCAAAGGCACAGAGAAGTAGGTTCCGCTGGTGTAGCCAGACCCCCCGGCCAAGATCGAAATCCCAGACATTGGGCGTTGAACAATTGACTCAGGGTAGTAAAAGTAATGCAGTTCTACGTTGTAGATCGCATCAGGAGTTGGGCCAAGGATGAAGGTTAGCTCCGCTTCGTTTGTAGACTGAGGTCCAAACAGAGCGTAGTAAAGAGGAGCGCCGGTATCAGTAGGGCTTGGATAAGCCTCACGGATGAAGTTCACATCCTTGTTCAAAAGGAAGTTGTAGTCTCCACCCGTAGGGTAGACCGCCATTGAATAGACCGACAGGAAGTCACTAGGGCATGACAAATACTTGTTATTTGCCGTTGTCACCCCAGTTGAGTTTTTTCTCAATGAGGGGAACTGAACCGAATTGTAGATGCGCTGTTCAGCTTGCTTGATGAACGTGATTACCGGAGTTGGCTCATCAGCATAGTTAAAGCTGTTCTCCGTGTAATCTTGAATCGCAACTACAAGTTGGTTGTAGTTCATGCCATCGGACCTCTAGCCATCACGCCTTTAGTTGCTGCGCCGGTCCCACGGATCTTAATCCCAGTAGTTTTTGGCCCTTTGTCTTTGGTGTCAGTTACAAAACCAACGCCCAAATTCATAGTATCCAAACTGCTCATGGAAGAAGGTTTGCCGGGATTTTGAACCGCAGTCACTTTCTTGCCGGTCATGGTATGCGGAGGAGCATAGACTTTGGCTTGCCCAACTTCTTTGCCGTCCTTCTTCATGCTGTAAGCCATGATTACCCCTGATTCATTGCACGGGACAAGTTACGCCCGTACTTCTTACGATCCATGCTAGTAGGTCCACCCTTCTTCATCTTCTTGGTGTGCATACGCTTTTCATGTGCTTTCACTTCCGTGTCAGCGATTTGCTTAACTTCTTTGCGATCCATGACAACTCCTATGTGGTCACCACCGTTACTGTACCTAATGAGACCGTTAAAACCAAGTTATTTGGGGTTAACCCGGCATCATTATTCCTAGAACCACCAACTGGATTCCAGCCCCATTGGAATACCCTGCTGCCCGCTTCTGGGTATCCGTCTTGATTGACACTGGTTCCGTTACTGTTTTCAATCTGGAGACCACTGTTACCAGACATATAGTAACTTACATCTGGCCTTGGTTCTCTAACCGCCTGTGGGTCATAAACAGGATAAAGCCCTAAAGATAATTGGGGCTGATCCGGGTCCCAGCACTCAGGACAAACTTTAAGATTGTAAAGCTTTGTCTTAACAATCTCTTTTCTTAATTCTTTCAGCTTATACCGTTGGCCGCATCGATCACATTCCGCAATCGAAAACTTGCCACTTGCAAACTTATTAGCCATTACCAGAACATCTGTCGAGGAGCCAAGCGTAACGATGCCTTCTCTCTATCCTCCTGAGAAGCCAAGGTCCATTGCTCTTCGTACTGCGCCTTTAGAAGGTTTACACGCTCAGACGCCTCTGGGATCTTCATTGCAAGGTAGTAGGACAACCCGGCAATCAGACAAGGAAGGAAGCGAAACGGAATGTCTGCTGTGTTAGTACCTGATCCCGCGTCTTGAATCCGACGCAGTCTCCAATAGACAAACGTGTAGTCTCCCCCGGCATTCGCTGTGGGCCAAATATTGATTGTGTTTAAATTGACAGAAGAGATAGCCGCCCCTGCTGTATGGGCTGCTGCCGTCGTCCCATTCTGTCCACGGGCGCAAAGCTGTAGGGTATTCCCTACTACGCTGGTGAAGTAGATCTGTTCACTACCAATTGTGATGTATCCTGCCGCCCCCAATGGAGCTGCATTACTCACAACAATCGTGGTATCTGTGGCAGAGATAGTAGTTGATAGCGTTGCTGTTGTTGTGTTGGTCTGCGACGTTTGCCGGTTTAACCAAACCTCAATGGGCCTACCTTGGGCCAGCTTGTTTGGGATAGTGGCGTAGGTGTTCTCAGAGATCCGGGTGATGTTGATGTCAATCTGGTTAGTGGTTCCTTGATTCTGACGAATCACATGGTCCAGAAGATCAATCGTATCGCTTGGAAGCGGGTAGGCAACCTGCCCTTGAACCAAGGGAATCTCGCCCTGCTCAATGGTCCAAAGATTAATCCCTCTGTTTGCCCACTCGATGGTCAGCAAGTTTAAACTGCGACGGGCTGTGCGAAGCTGATAGCCCGTTCGCATTTCGACACCACACCGCTCATAGCACTCTTCAGCTATTTCATTGAATGGCAGATTGAACGTGGTGGTGCCGCTAGTGCTCATTTCTTAGCCGTCTTGGCAGATTGGATAAAGTCGCTGGCAGTAGGAGCGCCTTTGCTTCCCGGCTTTCGCATCTTCTCCCCTGACCCTTTGGCAATCCGTTTACGCTTGGCGTTGATATTGGCATACAGACCGGGGACTGCTCCACCTTCTTTAAAAGGCATGTTGAACTTCAATCCTGCAGTCTGAGGGACAGCTTTCATACCACTCTTGTCCAAAGAGAGGTCGCCTTCCACATAAGCTTTAATGGCAGCATCTCGCAAAACTTTGGGGAGATTATCAAACATACTGCCAAGTTTTGCTTCTGCAGAAAGCTGTCCTGATATTCCAACAGACCCTTTGCCCATCCTAATGCTATCTAGGCTTGCGTTTAAATCAGGACTTAAACCGCCTCTTTCAAAGCGCTTAACCCTCCCGCCTTTTGCAAACAACGCCACATCGTTAGGGTCATCCTTTCTCTTGATGACCTTTTTCCTTGGCATTTTTTTGGGATTAATGGCCCCCATGCCGCGAGACTCTCGCATTAGCAGGACCCGCCACCGGCCATTTTGATCTGCTTGCCTTTGGTTTTGCCGCGTTGAGCGCACCCATCAGCACGAGAAGAAGCTCGACCAACCATCCCACCTGCGGCCATCTTAATCACTTTGCCCTTGGTTTTACCTTTGGACTCGATGCCGCCGCCTCTGGCATAGCCTTTCATTTCGGCTTCTTCATGCTTGATCATGGATTTAGGAGCGCCTTTCTTTTTCATGAAAGACACTTCTTTACCCACCATCTCTGAATCTTCAACTTTCCCGCCCTTCTTCATGCCGCGCAAAGCACCAAGAGCGTTTTTCATGGTGCCGCCAGCCACGCCACCGGGAGCGCCAATAGCGCCTTTAAGCTGACTCATTGCTTCTGCTTGATTAGCAGCGCCAACTTTTTGAGCCAAACCGCGAGACATCCCCGGAGCAACACCATACATCCCCGGACCTGACATACCACCCATACCACCCATAGCCATCTTTTTCTCTTTCACGGTACCACCTTTTTTGTACATACCCATTGGCATTTCTTCCATGGTTCCAGAAACACCCGGCCCTTGGAAATTGTTTATATCAGGGCCAAATCCAACCATCGGTTGTTGCCGGTTACCACGGCGCATCTGGCGTTGCATCATTTGCTGCTGCATCATCTGCTGAAGCATTTGAATCTGACGCATCATCTGCTGTTGCTGCATCATCATCTGCTGACGGCCCATTCCCCGGCCACCCATTCCTGGCATTCCAGGATACTGGCCACCCCTTCCCGGCATTTCAGGATAGCCGCGACCCATTCCGGGCGGGAGGAAAGGGTTAGTCGGAGTTACATATTTTTCGGGAATTGGCTTCCCAAACGGAATGTCCTTTGGAATTCCGGTTAATGGTGTCTGT